AGCAGGTTCATCTGTTCCTTCAATCACACTATCAAGTACATTGTATTTCATTTGATAAAATAATTCATAGTAACCTAGACTTCTTTTATTTTTAAACTCATCTATTACTTCAAATATAAAATTCTTCTTACCTAACTTTTTTATATCTTCATTAAGATGTTTAGAAGAACCAGTATAAGACTGCCACTTAGAAGGTGTCTGGTCTTTACCTATATAATATTGTTTACATCCTATATATTTTTTCTTTGTTTTAATATTAGTTATAACATAGACAAATCCAAATCTATCTAATGTGTCAGGTTTAAAAGCTTTGTTAGTTCTTAGGTCAGTCCAATGCATTAAAAGTCCTCTCTTACTCGTGGCTCTTTCTTTACATAAGTATAGTATTCAGTACCACTAGCATATTTAAAGTTACGTAAACCAAAACCATCATTAGAATCTTGCCAACATAATGTTTTAAAATCACAGAACTTACACCCAATAGGTAATTTTTTATTACCATTAGATTCTTCTACTTCTTTATAACATCTTTCAGGTGGAGTCTTCTTGTCTAATAATTTTTTTAGTTGGCTAATTCTTTTCTCTGGTTTTACATCGGAGACATCAGTCTTTAGTAATGTCATGAAACCATTTGATTTATCTACTGCTAAAAAATATCCTTTATCTTTTCCCATAGCTTTAGCATAGCTAGAGATTTGATAGATGTATCCAAACGGATCATCGTCTACTAGTGTACCATTAAAGAACTTTCTAAATCCATAGGGAGATGCTGACTTAACATCAACTAATTCTCCATCTATCTCTGCATCTATGTGTCCTTTAACTCCGCTAACTGTTACTTCTTCTTGACATTTATCTACCTTATGTCCTGCTTCTCTCACTAGGAATAAGGTAAGCTCTTCTATTATATGACCTAATAAAAATTTAATCTTGGTAGCTGTGGGCAAAGGTTCTTTCTCATGCCCGTTGTAATCATACCATAACTGCCTATCTTTTTTACCTATACTTGATAGTCTCATCTTACCAGTAGTATCTCTTACCTCTGATAAAACTTGTATGACTGACTCAGCTATTCCCTCTTTTAAAAGTGTGAGATTAGTTTCTGAAGGAGTCCTACCTTGATTAAATAATACATCAATGTCCTCTAACAGAGAACTAATCTCACGTTTACTCATTAGAATGGAGCAGATTCTTCTGAGTTGGTACTGGCTACAGCACCATCAGCAACGTAGCCATCAACCTCATCAAAGTCCTCTGACTTTGCGTATGGTACGAGGTCAATAACTTGAACAGCATCAAGGTAAAACTTATTCTTACCTTCCATAGATGGTACGTTCTCAATCTCTACAGATCGGAACATAACTCTAACGTCAGATCCATTACCTATCAATGTACCTGAGATGTCGTTCTTCTTAGCATCAACAACTCTAGGCTTAGGGAGAGCTTCACCTTTTCTGTTGAATGCATTCTTTTTAAACGTGAAGAAATCTCCACGATCATCTTTCTTGTTCTTGATAGAAGCTGAAGGATTAAGTCCTTCTAATAATTTACGTGTAGCTTTATCAATAGTTAAGTCTATAGTATACTCTGTGTCTTCTTGAGCAGTCGTATTATACTTTTGAGCTGGTCTATCTAGCTTTGCCCAATAAGCTTTACCTGTTACTACTGGCATATCCAATCCTTTCGGTGGTTAATTGTTAAAGTTAATAACATCTTATACCATATTCAGTTTAAGATGTCAAGTCTTTTATTCGGATGCGAGCATCTCTTAATTGTATCTCGCAATCCCTTACGTTGTTACGAAGAATATTATTCTCCTCAGTAAGCTCTTTAATCTTATGTTCTAATTGATTCTTTTCTTTTATAAATTCTGCTACGTGTCTTGGTAATACGTACTCCATTAGTGTGTCTCCGACCAGTTGAGCCCTACCTTATACTCTCCGTCAAGTGGGCAGTTTAAATTATATTCATGTCCTGCTCTTATTATAGCACTAACTCCTAGCTTACCAACTAAATTTCCATCAGACTCTGCACATTCTACTTGCCATTCATCATGTACATTGGCAACAATCTTTACATCATCTGTTAAACTATTGGCAAATAATACTAATGCTTTCTTCATGACCACAGCAGCAGCACCTTGTAGCTTGGTATTCAATGCTGAATGTGGTGAACGTACCCATATCTTTCTGTTATCCAATCCTCTGAGCCATCCCCTACCTGCTTCATTTGTTATTCTGTTTCTTAGTTTAGCAAGAGAAGGTGTTTGGTCAAGGAAGTTATCTATTAATTCTTTTCCCTTCTTGGAACTACCACCTACAATAGAACCAATCTTCTTGGAACCTGCACCATATAAGAATGCATAGATGAATGTCTTTGCTTGGTCTCTGGTCTTGAGTCCTGCATTCTTTTGATTCAATGAATGTATATCACCATTTAATATCTCTTGAGTATAATCTGGATCTCTCATGTAATGAGCAAGCATTCTTAATTCAATACCACTTGCATCTATACCTACCAATACTCTACCCTTGGGTACAGTCCAACATGTTCTACACTCTTTACCATATGGCGAGTATCCTGCAGGTATCTGAGCCATGTTAGGTTTGGCATGAGCCATACGACCTGTGATAGTTCTCAGGGTAAGTACCTGCCCATGTACTCTGTCATCAGGAGAAGAGTCAAGAGCTTCAAGCCATGAGTTTACCTGAGCAATTCTTTTTTGTAACATAAGATACTCAGCTATTAGTTTTGCCTCTGGCATATTAATAGTATTCAATACAGCTTCATCAACTATTACACTACCCTTGTCTGTCTTCTTCTTAGGTTCCCACCCACGTTCCATTAATCTCTCTGCTATCTGCTTACGTGAACCAACATTGAAGTCTTGCATTGTAACCTTTAACTTTGTTTTAAGTTGTGTCTCAATGCGTTTGGGTGGGAACACTACCCTCAGTTGTTCACGTATCTCGTTAATTCTTTTTTCTAATTTACTTACTAAGCTCATTGCATATGGTTCATCCAAATAGAATCCATCATTCTCTTGTCTGCATGTTATTCTTTTAACATCATGCTCTAACTTAATACACTCAAGAGAGAAACCTTTAAGTTCATTACGAAGATGATTGTATAACTTAACAGTTACAGCTACATCTTGTTTACAATAGTCCAACATCTCTTGACTGTACTGTGACCAGTCATTGTAATCTCCTTTGGGAAAAGATAATCGTGCACCCCATGAACCTAATGAATGTCCACCCTCTCTGTCTGGTCTAGCTATCTGACTGAGTATCATAGTGTCCATTAGTTTCTCATGTGGTATCTTAGTTCCCCAAATCTTTTCAATCTGTGGTGCATCAAAAGAAATAATATTATGTCCTATGATTCGGTCATACTTACCAATCAGTTCATCAAGATAGAGTCCAGTACGCATGACGAATACCTCACCAGTCTCTACATCTTGAGCCACCAAACACCAGATGGTATCAGGATTTAATCCATTAGTTTCTATGTCAATTACAAGTGCACTATCCATTACAGCTCCTCAAAATCTTCTACGTCTTCATCTACCTCATCTGGAAAGACTTCTGTTAACCTACTAGTATTTCTGTCATAGTATAGAGATGTACTTGGTCCAGTCAATCCAGAGAATCTATTCTTCAATACTCTTATCAAGGTAGTATTCCTTACAGTAGGATCAGGATTCTGTCCATCTCTTTCAAGTCCTAGTACCATGTTACTGAGCTGACCTATACCTGCTGTACCTCTCAGTTCAGATAAAGAAGTTTGTCCACCTTCCTCATGTGATTTACCAGTAGGTCTTTTACTATGACTGACCATACCTAGCCAGATGTTTAGCTCTTGACAAAGATGTCTTAAAGAATGAGCTATTGCATCTAATGCCTTACGTTCATCACCTTGTGATTGGTCACTCACTAAGATAGAGATGTGGTCAAGGAAGATGTATCTACACTCTTCTGCCTGAGCTAAATATCTGATAGCCTCTTCTACTTTATCTAACTCGTTAATACCCATTGCATCAAAGAAATGATACTTATCTGAACCCAATGTAATCTTAAAAGCTTCATCAAATTCTTCCTCAGTAACTTCGGTGGTAGGTAGATGTAAAGGTTTGTTAGCACCCAAACTTATAATACCTCTGCCTGAATCATCCAATGTTTCTTCAAAGAACATCATACCTATTTTATCATTACAACTATTTTGTATATGATAAGCTAACTCACGTAATACTTGTGTCTTACCCATACCTGATCCTGCTGTGATAGTCCACATCTCACCTAATCTAAGTCCATAAGTAAGATCTTGTAATGCAGTCCAAGGTAGAGCAAGACAATCAGGTTTTTTCTTATTCTTTAATCTGCTATATAAAGATTTACCAGATACAATTCCTGAAGGTGTATATCTCTCAGCACCAAACCATGCATTCCTGAACTCTTCATCTCTATCTGCCATGAGATAATCACATGCATCCTTCATGCCATTGCTATGTATCATGACCTTAGCTTTGTTAGGAAAGAGTCTTGATACTTCCTCACTTGCTTTCTTACCTGCCTCATCATTATCAAAACAAATAACAATCTCTTTGAATGAATCCAGATACTTGTAGTTCTGTTGACAATTCTTCTTGGCTGATTGTGCATTGTGTACTGAGACAGCAGGATACCTTGAACCAAGCAGCTGATAACAAGCCATGGCATCTAGTTCTCCTTCAGTAATTGTTATACCTTTGGCTGACTCTTTGCCAAAGACATGCTGACCAAATAGAGTAGCTACCTTTGGTGTACCTTCCCATGTAAATTGTTTACCTGCTCTACGTACCTTGTTGGCAACATGATTCCTATCCGAATCATAGTAAGGATAGTACTGAGCTACTCCTTGCTCTACTGTTACATTAAACTTTTTGACTGTGGCAAAAGACAATTTCCTATCATCAATAGGTTGGTGTCCGTCACGACCTTTACCAACTGCATCTACCTGAGACATAGATATATCCTCAGTAGGTTGTGGTTCTTGTATTATATTATCAAACATTCTATCTACATCTCCCTTTGTTAATGTTGTAAGACATGAGAAGCAATGACCATGCCCATCTTCATAGATGGTAAATGCATCTGAAGATGGACAAACTGGACAACTTATATGAGACTCTTTAGTATTCATTAATGCTCCTTAATAAGATTATTATTATAATTATTATCTTTCTAAGTTTCTTTTAAAGACATTATACAGACTTTAAAAATCCTGTCAAGTTATTTTTTAAATAAATATTCCTAACAATAAAAATATTATACATAAATACATCCAGTTCATAGGGTTAACTAAGATTCTTAATAGATAATCCATACTAACCTCCATAATATTTGTTATAACTGTTGTAAAACTCAATAGCATCTTCATCTGATACTGGATGACCTGCCACAGATGTAGCTATGCTTCTCACTTGTACCATTAACTCTTCATCAATACTATCTTCTTTCTCAAACTCATTATCAATTATATATCTACTGACCATGTTATTCTCCTTCTTCTTCATGATATGCCTCTGGATGATCTTCATATACATAATCACTCCACCAACTAGGACGTGCTATACCTTCATCATCTATTCTCTTTTTATAGACTATACGATAATTCTCTCTTACTCTTTCAGTAAGATCTCTTAGTTCTTGTATTTCCCAAAACGTAAGACACTCAATACCATGTGGCTCACCTAAAGAGTCTGTTATATGTTTTATTTTATTTACTAAGTCCAGTAAGTTTCCAGTACGTAAAGGATCTTTACCACCATTCTCTGTGCTCATCGAACATATCTCCTATTAATATGGAAATTAAAAACATTATTAATCCCATGGTTACTGTTATTATTGTTACCAAAATGGTAAACTCTGAAGGTAAAAACATACCACTAATAAATCCGTACATCATTAATGCCATGCCACCATAATGAAAGAAGTTCTGTATCATTCGTATAACTCTCCTTGACTATAGCTTTGATTGTCCATCTCATCTACCTTGTCCAATAGAGTAGCACGACATTCAAACTCAGTCATCTGACATGTGCTTATATCTCCATTCTCTTTTGCCATAAAGATAAACTTATCTAATATCTTTGCCCATACCTCTGGCTCTAAGTCTGTGGCAGGGTTAAAAGAAATCTTCTTACTCCATGTTGCCATGTTCTTCTCCTCTCTGGTTGTGTGATGCCTCCGAAGTTTCATATACCCGCAAGAGCTTCGGCTAATAGGATTCCCATTATACTTACTAACCAATTTCTTTTGTTAGTACCTCAAGGTATCTGTCCCACCTAATCGACATCACATTGTTAAGTTAACATATCTAAAAATATATGTCAACAATTATTTATACTTACCTTTACGATAAGGTTTATCTAGTTCTTCTAATTCAATAATTACTTCTTGGTCTTGCTCAGGATACCATGTTTCTATATGAATTATATCAGAACCAAAAACATTCCACTTCTCCCTTGCTTCTTCTTCTGAGTCTGCATCTACTTCATACTCATAATTAATCTCAGCTTTAGTTAATATCATATATCTCTTAGACATTTATACTCTCCTTATAATAATCATTCCCTACATCATACCAATCTGGCATAGGTCTTGACTTCTCCCACTTGGCTATATCTTTCTTATCATTCACATAGTATCTTCTGTATGCTAGTACAGCATCATTACCACCATACTGACTAGACATTTGTTCTGTAAGATACCCACCTTCTCTGATACACTTGTATTTATCTGGCATACATTGTGGGTGTGGTGTTATTTCCATAGGTTTATATTGCAATGTACCCCAATCTGTTTCTCTTATATCCATAATAACTTGTTGACATTTATGTATCTTGTTATACCTTCTGGTATATTCAAAGCATAACTCCATACCATGTTGTACTAGCCAACTAAAGTTCGCACAACTATCTCCTGCCCATAGTGTGCATGGGTGGTTCTTGTGTGCTTCTTTGTATGGTACTAGCTGTCCTTGTCCATGGCATCTTTACTATGTGCTTATCACATTGCATCTGTGCAGATATGATAGGTGATTTGTCTAATACAAATATGTTCATACTAATCTCCTTTTAATTCTTCTAAATTAAATTCTACTCTATCTTCCATACTGTTGTCAACCATTATTACATTTCTTATATCGTCTTTAAAATAACCATAGCATTCTAACTCTTGATTGCATTGTTGTAGTTTAAATATTATTTCTTTTACTTTCATCAGTACAACACTCCCATTTTAACTAACACATCTAATTCTTTTTGTGTCATCTCTTGTACTTTATATACTGATATTAAATCACCATTACAATCTTCGTATTTATTAGTATCTTCATCAAAGTAATTTTCAAATATTTCTGCATTATCTTCATCTTCAAGGTCTACACCATACACTTTTTGTATCATATCTTTGTCTGTAATAGACTCACCATTCTCATAGTGTGCCAAGCCATAATCTTTAAACCATGAGTAATCAAAGTATTCCCAAGCACCATCTTCTATTTTAAATTTTACAAATATCATTTTCCTTGTCCTCTATATTTTTTCCATGACCTTCTCTTGCTCTTGTTCTTTGGTCTACTTAAACCAGAGCAACCAATCGAAGTTCTTTTCTTAACAACATCATTTCTATATACAAAACTACTTCTCATTTTACACTCTCCTCTATTTCTATATCTGTAAACCAATTGTCTAGGTCTTGTGCTAAACCACTTGGCATATCATGGTCTAGTCTTACTAACTTATGACTATCATTCCATTCTACATGTATTTGATAGCTTACTATGTGTCTACGTACTGTGGGTATTGTATTTATATCTCTACTCATTCTCATACTCCTTAAAATATTTTATATATTTATCTTGCCAATGTTTACTTAACTTAGTCATAGAAATATAATTACATTTGCAAGTCTTCGCATCCTCTTTAACTTCTTCTAAATCTCCATAGACTAACCAAGCATGTTTAGAAAAGTCTATTGGATTATTATTATTATCCACTAAAACATAATCAGTTTCATATAGTTTAGTCATCTTAATATCCTTTCACTTCTATGTTCATGTCATGCTCCCATTTATTTTTAGTTATTATAAAACCTAT